TGCATACAACTATGGTGAATATCTTCCCCAAGTCACTCCCGCTCTCGATATGATAACATCTCAATATGGTATGGGTTTCGAAATCAATCAAGGATCAAACCAAGTAGATTTCACTGTTCCGTTTATTGCTCCAACTCACAACTTGCATGTTCCAAACTCAAATCAACCTTCTATCTATGATACAATGGGAATGATCAATATTTGTGTGTTGAATCCCCTAGTTGCCACACAAGGCGCTCCACAAGAAATAACTATGAATTTATTCATAGCAGGAGCTCCTGATTTTCATCTAGATACTCTAACCGCAGGTAAACAATTGTACCCATTTAACCCTATCAAACGTCAAGAACAAAGCAAGAAGAAGATTCGATATGTACGTGCTGAGTCAGCGGAAGAAGACATTGAAATCATTGAAATTCCAACGATCACTCGAATCAACAAAGTCAAAGCACAAGGAAAAGAATTAGAAGCAGCTCAACCTCTCATAACACCTGCAATCGACACAGATCTTGCCACAGCTAATCCCGCTGGACCAGCTGAGACATCTGGTGAACCCGAAAAACCCAACGCACAGAAAATCATTCCAGGAGTTAGAGAACCTCTCTTGAAATATCAAATGATGGAATCCATTATTTTGATGAATCCAGAGAATGTAGCAGAAGCTGATGTCCGTGTGATCAGAATTTCTGATTACTTTGGTGCTTACACACCAGATTCCACTGCTGTTATTCCTATGAATCAAACTCAACTCCCGTCGCGAGGCTTATTCACTTTTTATCAACTACTGTATCGACAATTCAAAGGAGGACTCAACTTCAAAATTATGCTCCCCGACGACAGATATAGAATTAACTACACTTTTATGATCTTTTACATTCCACCCGTGTACAATAAAGTTGTAGCTAATACTGACTGGCGCCCTGTTTTGCGTAATCAAATCTTGAGAACATCATCTGATCCTCTTTCCTTCAATGATCGAACCTCACAATATCAAAGACCCGATATGACTCGGCTCCCAATTGACTATGTAAATGGTATCAACGCCACTGCTGAATTCAGTGTCCCTTTTTCATCTCGACTATCTTCTATCTTATCCAAATCAGGACCTAATTCTGAAAATGAATTGGAACTTTCTGAATTGTGTGATTTAGGACATATCGCCATTTACTATCAAACTAAAGCTAATAGACCAGCTGTTCAGCCCTATACTCGAGCCCACATATTTATGAGTCTTTCAGACGAAGCGCGTTTTGGAACGCTATTTAATATTCCACAAATCTCAGTGAACTCCTTCAGAAATGATGCTGGAGAAGTCACCACAAGCCCCTTACCAGATGACTATGGTATTGGAGCGCCTATTGCTAACACTTTAACTATACTTTAATTTATTTATTTATTTTACTTTCATTTACTTTTATTTATTTTATTTTATTTATTTTATTTCATTTATTTATTTATTTATTCATAAAAACACAAAAATATAAACAAAAATTATAAAATACAAAAATACAAAAACATTTAAGGCACCCGTTGTAGAATATATTTTTATTTCTCGTTGAAGTTGGCAACCGTCGCACGCGGGCCTCACGCACATTCGTGAGAACTAAGTTCCCCTACACTGTGTTCCGTGTAAAAAGCATATATCGTACGGTGCTACTTAACTAATAAATCTTTTGATGATGGACTTCCCATTAAAATTATTAGAGCGGTACCTGAGTAATTACTGTAACAGTTGGTAATTTTCTCTCGGATCTACGGATCACGACAACTACGATAGTGTGATTATGCACGCTGCATAAGAAGAAGCACAACCCTGGGC